TTTGAATCGTATAGAATTACGATTTCATCTTCGGTTCGTTTCCGATCTATAAGAAAAGTAACTAAACGTTGTAGTTCGTTTAATTCATCTTTTACTGTTATAGCATAACTTATTTTCATAGTTTATTCAGGTAATACACCAATATACGAAAGAGCTTCCATATAGTCACGTTCAGGATAATGTCTTAATGTTTCCATATCCATCTTCCATTCATAATCTTTCCCTTTGGCCTTAAATTTAGCTTTTTCTTCTTCAGGCATCGGAGTTGCTTTTACAGCCGCCCACTGCCAATTATTTTTATTAGTACCATCAGCAAATACCATACCTTGGGAAGGTATATTAACCATTGAGGGCATCCAAATAGTTCCATTTTCGTCTTCAACCATTAATTCTTTATATAATTCAGGTAAAATTTCCATTTGTTCTTTTAGAAATTCTGAATCTCGAGTCATTATAGTATTAGCTTGAAATCCACACCCCATACAATGGTATAGTTTAATTTGGTCGTTTATTTCTTGAACATATGCAGCATCACTACTACATCTACTACAAATTTGTAAATTATCTATCATATTTTAATTTTTATATTTCCAAATAAAACCCCCACAAGTTTGAGTTCTACCTTTTAAATTATTATTTATTCCTTTAATATTTAATTGTTTTTGTGCTTCAACTGTACTGTACCATTCTTTAATTAAATTTTCTTGAAGATCATATTGAAGAATAGGTTTTCCAAGTTTTGCTTTTTGTTCTTTACTCCATTTATTTCCTATATTAGGACTAATTCTACCTTTTAAAGATTTACTTTGTTTAAGTTTAGATTCTTTACTTCTTTTTTTCCCTTGATGTATTAAGCTTATTTTTTCTCTAAACCCTTGTGGTTTAGGTTTAGAATTAGCTTTACCTATCTTTTCATTTCTTTCTTTACTTCGAATCTTATTAAAAATTTCTTTTAATTCTTTAGGTGTTTTTTTAGCAAAAGGATTAATTCCTCTTTTTCTATTATCTTCTAAATTATAAAAATCTTCTCTTTCTAAAGCGTTAAAATAATTTATCCACCAAGTTTCTTTTATTTCTAGTTCTTCTATAGAGAAACAATATTCTAAAATATATTTTTTAAAATTTTTTCTTCCATATTTTTGAAGAGCTTTCAATATAAGAGTCCCACTTCCTAAATATTTGGGATTATTATGAGTATCCATCCCAATATATTTTTTACCATTCACTAAATTTTTTACTAAATATACTATCATATTTATAAATATGTGATAGGTGCAGAAATGATACTTTTAGAAATTTAATTTTGTTTATTTTAGGATTCTATTTTTTTAAGTTTTGGAAGCTCTATTTTTTTAAGTTGGGGAAGTTTTAATTGAACTTGTTGTGGAAATTCAGGTATACTACCTTCTAAAATTTGACCTACTTTTTCCTTCATTTTATCCCAACTAAACTCTGTTTTACTTTTATAAGCTTGACGTTTAGCCCCATCAGTATATTTTTTATAGTTTTCAAATACATCTTTTAAATAATGTCCTACTTGACCTAAGTCAACCGAAAACCACTGACTATCTTGAATTATCCAATCGTTAACTACACTAGGGTGAACTGGGGTTAATTTACCATTTAATAAAACAGACATTTGTGGGTCAAGAAAATCAATATGACCACTCCAATTTGTTGTTATTACTGGTTTTTTGGTTTGGGTAAATTCAAGTAATGGGCGTCCAAAACCTTCACCTTTAGTTAAATTAACCATAGCTTTTACTTTAGGGTGATTATAAATCCCATTTATTTCCTCGTCTGTAAATTCACCGTGTAATAAATAAACATTAGGTAGATCTTTAGAATTAACTGTACGTTTAATTTGTTCTATCTTATCTAAAATCAAGTTTCGATCCATATAGGAAGATCCAGCTAATATTGAAGTTTTTAGAACTAGAGCTGGTTTTTGTTTTTTATTTTTAAAGGTTTCATAAAACGCCTTAATTAATAATCCAGTATTTTTTCTATCTTCACCTAAATCGCCTTGCAACCAATGTCCTAAATACAAATAAGCAAATGATTCAGGAATAGAATTTAAAGAATCAATTAAAGTGCTCTGTGGAAGAGTATCTAATAGTTTATAAAGATTTAGATCTACGCCTTCAAATAATATTTCTACAGGTTTATTAAGTGAAATTGTTCTTACAACTTGATTTGTTTGTTGGTTTCTTTCTTCAAATTTAGCATTTAAAAATACATCTTTAGCATGTTTTGAAGATACAATATTCAAATCCATTCTATTCAATCCATCAACCCAAGTAGGGTTACAAACTGTAGTTTCAATCCCTGCTGTAATTCCTATATTAAATTTTCCTACTGATTGAAATTCATTTGGAATTGTTATTTGAGCCCAAATTTCGGGTTGGCGTGGGATTTGATTATCTTGAAGAATGTGTTTAGTTAAAAAACCCCATTCAGGATTTTTTTCTATAAAACCCCAAGGCGTTCCTCCCCACCTTTGGGGTAGTATTTTTACATCGTATTTGTCTAATTCGATTATAGCTTTTACTAGGTCGCGACTACGACTTCCGTAGCCTGAAAAAGTATCTATAGGGCAACTAATTATAAATAACGGTTTCATTAATATATTAATTTATGGTTTAATTTAGGTTTTTGAAATTTATTAGCTTCTATTAATTCAAATTGTTCTCTTGGTTTCCAGGTACTAAATAGTTTATCAGTGTATTGTATAAATCTTTCAGCTTGGTGTTTTGAGGTAAATCCTGCTTCATCTCCCATAGCCCATTCCCTACCTGCTAACCCCCTAGCTTTACGTTCTTCAGCCCCTAAATTATAAACTTTCATAATTTGTTCAGCTGCATCTTCCCATTTGCATCTATCATCAAAGATATAAGGAGTTACAGGAGAGCCCTGAATTGAATGGTTTGAGGGATAAACTGGGAAAGCCCATTTTCCATGTTTTTTATAAGTACCTCTATGGTTTGAAGGAAAATCAGCATCAAAATTAATCCAAGTACCATCTTCAAATTCAAAACGCATTTGGTCTTGCATACCCCCCGTTGTATTAGCTATAATAGGGACACCCGCTAACATAGCTTCAGTTAATGATAATCCCCATCCTTCGTTAGATGTTAAGAGGATTTGAACATCTGCCATATTATACATAAAATTCATTTCCTTAACATGTTTTCTACCTGTACTGAAGATAAAATTAGCAGGATTTAAACATAAAGTTTCTATAACTGCTATTAAGTCTGTACCATTTTCATCTACAGGATCGCAATGGAGTAACATTACACATTTATCAGCTTTTTCTTTAGGTAATTGCTTCAAAAAGTGATCAAAAGCCAAAATTGCATCCGGGATTTGTTTACGGCGAATGTTTCTAGAGTTAAAGTAAACTACAAAATCATATTCTTTCTCTCTAAATAAGTTCTTTTTATATTGCTGAAATTCTTTATCTTGTTCTTTATTTAAGATAGGATAAAACATTTCAGGACTTAATCCATGAGGAACATATTCTATAATTTTGTTTTTAGCTTTATCACCTAAAACAAGTTTATTAATATTTACAGTTTGTTTTGAAATACCTAATAATGCATCACACGATTCATAAAACGCCTGATTGTACATAGGTGCGGGGTAATCATCCCAAATATTAAGATACAAAATTGGAATATCTTTTCTAATCTCATTTTCAATTTGGAACAACCACATAAAATAACGAGGGTCAGTAATTAACATTACTGCATCTGGTTTTTCGTGTTTAATTAAAGCTCTTACAAATTCAGGATTACCATAACCATCAAACGGGTATAACATTACATTAGAATCTGCTATACCTGCGTTTTGATTTGTATCTTGGCTTAAGTCAAATCTTTTACCTGCTTCAGGATGTTTGATAGCAGCCCCAATACAAACCCAATTATAGTGGTGGGCAGTATGAATAACTATTTCTCTACCAACATTACCTACACCTGAAGGTAATCTGATGTCGTCTGTAATTAATAGGATTTTTTTTCTTTGTTCTTTTGGAATATAACCTTCTTTCATAAATTATTTTGTTTCTAAAACGTTGTGGTTGTGAATAGTTTTTCGGAAACTATCATCGGTAAGGTACAAATGAATTGCTCGATCGGCAAGTTTTTGTAATGAAAATTTATACCTTACACATGAAATTTTAAATTCTTCAAACATTTCACTTTGAATTTTTACACTTGTTAGTGTCATATCTTTTTTACTCATAACATTAATTTTTTAATTGTATACTTGTTGTATATAAATATATCACATTTTTAGGAAAATGTACCTTTATCACAAAGCTCTTTCGAGTTATTAAAAGGGCAATAAGTACAATTTTTATTAGGGGTTTTAATCATAGGATCAATTTTACGTGTCCCATCTTTATTCATAGTTTTTTCAAGAAACTCGTTTACGGCATTAACTGCTTTATTAAGTTTTATTTTACCTGCAGCCGGAGCATAGGTTTGTATTCTATTATTAGGGTAATCGGGGTGGTTATGAAGTTTACGTTTTACAATAAAATATTCTATTTCAATATCATCTATTGGAAAATTGAATTGTTCAGCAAAGAATTTTTTATATAAAATCAATTGCATCATTTTTACCTCGTCTGCTTTTTCTTTATCCTTCCACCCTCTAGTAGACGTTTTAATATCGATTATTTTTATTTTATTTGAAAGTTCATTGTACATTACAATGTCTATATACCCCTTGTATAGTATGTTTTTATAAGCGGAATTAAACGCAATTAAAATAGGAACTTCTATACCTGCTAACCACCAATTACGTTTACTAAAATATCCTTTTTTCTTCTTTTTAAACCATTCTAAAATAGCTTTTCCATCTTCAAAAAACTCTCTTAATTCTAATGAACTAGAAAAATGCTGTTTTTTGTTTTGCTCATAATCTTTTTTATAATTTTCCCTTAATCTATTTTCAAAATATTCTTCTAGATTAATTCTATCTGCTTCCGCCATACTTTTATTATACATTACATCTAAATAATGTTGTATAGCTTCGTGCATTGAAGTTCCAAATGTCATATGAATGGATACTTCAGATTGATAGTGCCCATCCCTATACATTAACGCCCATTTGTGTGGGCATTGTTGGAATGTGGAAAATTGGCTAAATGAAATTTGTTTTTGGTAAGCGTGATTAAGGCTAGCAGGAACAAATTTTTTAACCTCTTTTACTATTTGTGGTATTTTATTTGCCACTAAGAGTTTGTTTTAATTTTTCTAGATATAGAATGCTATCGTGAAGTTCCTCCTGGACATGGGTAATCCAGTCTACTACTGATAAATCAGTTCTATCTAAATCAGTTCCGTATTTGTTTTTACCAAATTTAGCTCTAGTAACGAATTTATCTATAACTGTATCTACAATAGAATCTGTTACTTCTATTTCTCTAGTTTTATTTTGACTCATATCCTAATTTATTTAAAATTTCTTGTATGCCTTTATTTCCTAGAATATAAGTATATTCTTCTGCTTCTCCAAGGGAACATTCATAGTATTTACTAATTTGTTCTACTATATCTTTTGATGGGCTTTTTTTAGTTGATTTAATATATTTTTGAAAGAATTGCTTTTTAGGAATTAATTCACAATATATTTTATAATACTTTTTCTTTTCAGTATATGGAATATTTTGAACATAATTTACTAGTTCAATATAATCTTTTGACATACTCAAAAAACGAGATATCATATATGGATTAAATGATTCCCATTCCTCATTACTGAATTTAGAGGAAGGAGATTTAGTATATGTAATCTCCTTCAACCAATCAAATATAGTAAATGACTTATTTTGTTGCGTCTTCTTTGTCATATAACTCTTGGAATTCTTCTCTAAGTTCCTTGGGCAATAACTCAATTAGTACTTTACCGGTTTTAACATCAAAAAATATAGGTACGGGGATAACACCGTCTTCAGCAGTACCCGCAATAAATTTGGATACTTTTCGCAAAATAACACCCTCTTGAAACACCATATTACCTTCAGGTGATTTAATGGGGGTTGTGGTTTTAATGTCAATGTTAAGTTGTTGTTGTGGTTGTTTATTCATTTTATTTAATTTATTAATTCGTATTCAATTGTTTGTACTTCTCGACAGAAATATAACATACCATCTTTTCTAAATGTATGAGAACATAACCAAAGATCTTTTAATTCATTAACCATTTCACTGGGTAATGTTTTTGGTTCTTTTATTGTTCTATATAGTTGATAGTAATTATTATTTGCCTCTATCAGTTGCCCTAGATTCATTAAATTTTCGTTTAACTTGTTCTGAGATTGGTATGGGTCCGCCTTCATCGTCTATCCTGACAAAGGTCATAGATGTAGTTAATATAATAGCCTCTTCTTCTTTAAACACATTATATGATCTAACTTCAACATCAAATGTAGCTGATGTGTTTCCTATATCGTTTAATTCACAATATATTTTAAGTAATGAACCTTCTTTGGCTGATTTTTTAAAGATACATTTATCAATAGCTATTGTAACCATATTTTTAGAATGGCATACTTCCATAGCATAAGCAGCTACAGCAGCATCTACCCAAGATAATAGTTTACCTCCAAATAGGTTTCCGTGAAAACCTAAATCCATTTTTTTAATCGGGTGTGTGGCTAACAGTTTCATTTTATATCAATTAATTTAGCTATTAAACTCATAGCATTTATTTCTTTGTCTATACGAAAATTGGCTTGATAGGAATGTTCGTTAATATAAATTGCTACACTACCCTCTCTATTAGGGGCATAAACCGAAGCATTATCATATAAATGTCTAAATAATTCTTCAAAATCATTTACACCCGAATCTGCTATAATTTGTCTAATAACTTTCCAATCTGGTTTAGTTTGTTTTAATTCTTCAATCACCGCAGCTGTATAATTAGACGATACTAATACTGATGGGTCTAGTTTAATTTCACTTTCATGAGTAGATAATTGAAGCGTATTAAGCATTTTACGTAAATCCGGGTAATAATGATTTACTACTGTTTTAATATCATCAACAGTATAAATTGTATTTTCTGTATCTAATATTTTAGCTAAATGCTTTGCTATATCTTTTTTAGATGGTGGCTCAATCTTTAGTACCTGACAACGAGATTGAATTGGGTCTATAATACGTTCAATGTAATTACAGGTAAGTATAAAGCGTGTAGTACGCGAATAGGTCTCAATTACATTACGTAACGCTGCTTGCCCTTGAATTGTAATAAAATCTGCTTCGTCTAATATAACTACCTTTAATGGTTTGAAAGAGGCTGTACTAGCGAAACCAGATACTTTATCCCTAATAGTATCAATACCACGTTCATCACTACTATTGATGTAAAGATAGTCACAGTCCAAGTTATTAACAATAAGCTTAGCAAGAGTAGTTTTGCCACAGCCCGCACCACCGTAAAATAGAAAGTTTTGAATATCATTTTGTTCTAGATATTTTTTAATAGTAGCTTTAATATGTTCATTACCTACATACTCATCTAGTGTTTTAGAACGATATTTTTCAACTAGTAATGTATGTTCTCTATTCAAAATCTCCATACAAATCGAATTTTTTAGGTTGTGGTTTAGGTATTTCTATTTCTTGGGTTGTTATAATATAACAAATTCCATTCATAGGTTCAAGCCTAAATGCTGTAGGTTTATGAGCTGCTGAAACGTAATATGCGTTTAATACCTCTGTTAAGGAGGAGTATACTTGGTTATTAGTTAATAATGTCCAAGTATCTCCTTTACCCTTAACTCGGTGAGCAATTTCAACTAGTTTTTCAACTTGTTGTGTATCCATTAGTACATCCCCCCCATTAGACTACTAGAATCGTCTTTCTTTTCATCTTTGGGATCGTCTACTATTACACATTCAGTTAATAGAATGGTACCTGCTACTGAAGCTGCATTTTCTAGAGCAACACGAGTTACTTTAGCTGGGTCAATAATTCCTGCTTCTTTCATGTTAACAATAGTTTCAGTTTTAAGGTTAAAACCATCCCACACTTGGGTAACATCTAGTTGGTTTAGGATGCCATAGCATTCAGCTTCTGTATAACCCGCATTAGTTAGAATAGTTGTAAATGGTTTAGAACAAGCATCGTAAACAATGTTTTTTCCAATAAAAATACTGCTATCTAACTCTTCTCTAGTTTTAGTAATTGCCTCTTTAGCACATAGCAAAGCAATACCACCCCCTGCTACAATACCTTCTTCAATAGCTGCTTTTGTAGCATACAAAGCATCTTCTACTCGGTCTTTGCGTTCTTTAATTTCAGTTTCAGTGTTGCCACCAACGTGAACAATGGCTACACCTCCCGAGAATTTAGCGAGTCTTTCTTGAAGTTTTTCTTGCTCGAAGGAGGTTTTTGCTTTTTCGATTTGTTGTTGAAGTTCTTCAATACGTGCTTGTATTGGCTCAGACTTTCCTCTTCCGTCGATAATTGTTGTTTCATCTTTTGTTATTGTTACACTACGAGAGCTACCAAACCAATCCCAACTGAATTTGTCAAGTTTCATTCCCTTATCGGTACTAAATACTTGCCCCCCAGTCAAAATGGCGATATCCTCTAAAATTAATTTTCTGCGATCACCAAAATCAGGGGCCTTGACCGCAGCTACTCTAATAGTACCCCTCATTTTATTTACAATAAGTGTAGCAAGTGCTTCACCATCTATATCTTCGGCGATAATCAACAATGGTTTGTTTTGGGTTGATACACCTTCTAAAATAGGCAATAATTCTTTTATTTGGGTAAAACGTTTGTCTGCAATTAAGATAAGCGGATCTTCTAAATGAGCAGTCATTGTAGAATTATTAGTTACAAAATAGTGTGACTTATAACCTCTATCAAACTGCATACCTTCTACTGTTTCAAGATATGTTTCACCTGTATTAGATTCTTCAATTGTAACTACACCGTCCCTACCTACTTTATTTAATGCTTCAGCTATTAGTTTACCTACTTCAACGTCATTATTAGCTGAGATGGTTGCGATTTGTTCAAGTTGTTCTTCGCTTGAAATATTTTCTTTAATTTCATTCCTTAAAGTATCAATTACTTGTTTAACAGCAGCATCTATACCACGTTTAATTTCAACTGCGTTAGCACCATTGTTGAGGTGTTTTAAACCGGCCTTTACCATTTCACTAGCCAATAGTGTTGAGGTTGTAGTTCCGTCTCCTGCTATATTAGCAGTTTTAATGGCAGCTTGTTTTACCATTTTAACACCTACCTCTTCAACATTATCTTTTAGTGTAATGTTTTTAGCAACAGTAACTCCATCTTTAGTGCTTTGTACTTGTCCTTGATCATTTACAATTACAACATTTCGTCCATTAGGTCCTAAAGTTGCTGTAACTGCTTTAGACAACTTATCAATTCCATCAACAAGTTGTTTTCTTGCGTCTGCCCCAAATTCTATAACTTTACTCATAATTAATTATTTATTTTAGCTAAAATTTCATTTTCTCTTCCAATCCAGTATTCTTCACCTTTATATTCAAATTTAGTGAAACCCATAGTTGGTAGTACAACTACGTCACCTGCTTTTAATACAGTTTTAAGAAATTCCCCAGTAACGGATTGCATACCTGGTCCTACAGATACTACTTTACCGGTTTTATTTTTTTCATTCCCCAAATCGGGCACAACAATGTTGCCATATGTTGTTTCTTCTAGTTCAATTGGCTGCACAATTACAGCATTGAAAATTGCTTCTAAGTTCATACGTTGTAAGCTTGGTTTAAATTGTTAATAATTGTTTCATACTCGTTCATAAATCCTTTTATTGAATCATAACTTTGGTTTTTAGCAGTATCTTCAGCTATCTTACTTAAGGCTGTAGAGAGAGATTTATAGTGGCCTATTTTTTGTGAATATTCCTTTTTGCTCTCAGCAATAACATTTTTATGAACTGTATAGCAACTTTCCTCTAACTGAATAAAGTAAGGTTCTAGTACAGGGTCTTTAAGATACTTAGTATACTGTTGGTCTTTCTTTCTTGCCATAACTTTTTATTTTTTTAAATTGCAACTTAAGGGTTTTATACTATAAATATACGAAATAAATGGAAAATATCCAAGTTTATTCGGCTTTTCTAACAAAGAAATATTTGCTTTTCCAATTTTCTCCTTCAAATTCTAATTTAAGTAAACCATTAGTATTTAATTTCATATTAATATCATCTGCATCTTTATTGTTAGCCATAACTACTTTAATTGCTTCAGAATCAAACGGCAAATTAAACATAGGGTTTACACTAGTGTCTATGTTGCTATTAGCAATCATATATTCGATTTTATTCGTATAACTTTCGTTATTACCAAATATTATTGTTAGCACATTATCCCCATCGAAGTTTTTAGTAATGGTAAATATCAAATGATCACTCGCTAAAGCATTTTTAGCTTTAATTATATTAGATAAATGCTCGGTTTCTAAAGCACATTCAATATGATAACCATTTGATTCGTTTACTTGTTTAGGGGTCTGAATTAGTAGTGAATCTGCTAAAGGGTAGCTTAGAGTATAATTCATATCCTCTACAATTAATCTATGTTCTATAACATTAAGATTTAATTCTCCAGTTGTAATTGAAATTAATTTATCAAGTTGACTAGTATCGTAAATAGCAATTTCAGAATCAGGTAAATCAATACCAGTATATTCAATTTCACCTATCATAGCTTTATTAGGGGTATTAAATATAATGTGTAAAGATTTATCTTTAATAACCCATTTTACGGATTCAACTAATCCTCCTAGGTTATATTTTGATATAATTTTTTGTAGGTTATTTTTGCTTATCATAGTTAAAATTCAAAAAACATGTTTCGGTAAGGGTTCAAATTTAAGCTCCAACCCATATCACTATAAAATCCCTCAAGTTTACTTTCTAATATAGATTCAAATGATTTGTGTTTGTCGGCATATTGATTCAATAATGTAAGTATCTTTTCGGGCATATCAAAGTCTAAAAACGCAAGTGCATCAATTCTATAAGGATTATCTTTTAAATAAATCCATTTAATTTTATCACCTTGAACTATTCTTGAGTGTTGTTTATCTAATTTCCAAAAGGTTAATAAATCATTATACCTAATAGCAGCTTTAACAGGAGCAGGTGCTTTAGGAGCAATAGCGGTAAACATCGAAGATAAAACGGGTTTACCTCTATCTTTAACCACATAATCGTCTAATGTTTTTACAGCTGTAGGATTACCTAATATAGCAATATCAACATCTTTAGACATTATATGTTCTCTAAATTTAAGAACCAAATCATCAATTTCATTTTGGCTCGCTCCTTTAAGTGTTTTTTCTAAAATTGAATTAAAGAACTTTCCAAATATAGGGGGAAAGTTAGCTTTCATAAACTCTAATCCTTTAATATCTAATTCGTTTTTAACTACACCTTCCTTTTTAGTAATCCACTGAGCGTATCTTCTAGTGGCTCTAAAGTATGCTGAGCGAATTATGCATTCAGTTTTCATTTCGAATCGATGTACAGGGACGTTAAATATATCCGTAGACATTTGAGTATAGTGATTTGTAATTAAATCTTGATATTTAAGTGCTATTTCCTCTAATTTAGTATCTTTTTCATCTTCACCCATTTCATTAAAGTTAGGATATAAATGTTTAAGTAGAGGTTCGGCGTTATAATAATTTGAGTCTGTATCAACATACGCACAAAAATTAGTATCGTCCTTTTTACATATAAACCAAGGGGTATTTTCTAATTGTATCATAATGTTACATTTATTTGGCCTGGATTATCACTCCACACAATATACTTAAAATCATGTGCATCTAAAAATTCAAATACTAATTTTTGCATTTCTGTTGATTTTCCTGTTATAATAACAGATTCTTCTATTCCTTTACCTTTCCATAGATAAAAATCCTCTAATACTTGTTTTACATTAGAGTGGGGGATTCCGTGTAGGTCAATCGTTCTCTTCGGTTTCGTTATTTTCTTCCTCATAATATTCGTCGTCACAATTTTTAAACGGGCTTACATATGAAGTTGCAATGTCACCTTTACTATCGTATAAAGGCTCAACTACTGATATTTCAAATACCATACCTTTAATAGTAAGGGTTCCACCTTGGGTTAACATTTTTCTAAATAAGTTTTCTTGACGTTCCGAAAAGTCACTAGTTAAGCTAATAACTTCATCTTTATCTACTTTTTTACCATTGCAGTAAATAGTAGTTCCACTTCTAATTGATTGTTTTGCTATCATAATGTTGTTTCTCCTTTTAATACTTGATTCATATGGGTGTTTGCAAATAAAGCTGATTCTTGAATAATACGTTGACCTGATAAAGTAATAGATTCACTTAGTACTACATTTCCGTATCTAAATGAACCCAAAGCTGTAGCACCATACAATGAATTTAATAAGATTTTCATAGTATGTTGCATTAAATGATATTTTTCCCCATCTGCTTTATTTCCTGCTTTATAAGCTTGTTTCATTTTATTTTTATAAATAACCCTCTCATCAAACCATTTTGATAGAATTGTTTTTAATACTGAATCAAAATCAGTTCTATACATTACTCCATTTGCTGAAATTGCTAAGTTTTCGCTTTCGATTAAATCGATAATATCTTTTACTTTAATTTGAGTGCTTTTACGTTTTGCATTTTGAATAGTTAAAACCAACTCACTATCCATTTGTTTTAGATCATTTAGCCCGTATCGACAATTAAATATCTCTTTACCTTCAACTATAACTTTTTCATCGGGTATAATAATTCTACCTACTAATGTTTCTTTGCCAATATTTAAAGACATTATAATTGAAGGATACAACGAAGTTAAATCCTCATCAAACATATACTTGTATAAACCAGCTTTAGGACAAAATAAATATCCACCCGCATAATTCTTTTTAGTTATAGGATTTTTATCTCGTGAAGGTGGAATAATACCTTGTGATAATAGATAAGCTGAAATTGCCCCATCGTGAATAAAGCTATTCTTATAAACATCTGAATATCTAATTTTACCTTTATGGGCCAAATTTTTTGTTAATGGGAGATATTGAAATTTCTCATCTAGTGCTTTTAAGATTTCAACGTCACGAAAGTTATATTGAATAAATTTATTTTTATCCTCTTTAAACAATCTATCTAAGCTACCATCGTACTCAACTTTTTCTATATTTACATATTTTTTACCTAAAAAATCAAGTTTATATGATGGTTCATCTTTAAAACTAAACTTTTTATGTAGCTTCATATAATCAAGCGATTCTAAACCTGCTATATCTAACCAACGATGCTCATTCCATTCAGATTCATCTCTAACAAGCCCAATAGGTGAAAGCATACCTGCTATCTCTGCATCAAATATTTTGCACATTCTAAAATAAAGATAGGGTATATCAAAATAATCACTATTATAACCTACTAAAATATCGGGATTAATAGTACGAATGTATTCTAAAAACTTCATAAGTAATTCTTGTTCGGTTTTTAGTGGAATTATTTTTTTATTCCCTTCGTGTGTGTATTCTAATTCACCCTTTGAATCTAAAATTAAAATAACCCATTCGTCTTTTTGTTTATACCACCAAGCTATAGAGGTAACAGGTTTAGGAGCATTCTTAATATATTCTTCAGTTAATGCTCCCCCCATTTCAATCTCAATATCAAAAAATATTTCGCGGTGGGTTGTTGAAGGTTCGTCATTAGTACCATACTTATCAATTAGAAATCTCTGGTATGGTTTAATGTCGTGAAAGTGTAATTTAGGATTTTCTTTATCCCATTTGGTTACTTTACGGAGAGTTTCATGCCGCAATCCCCTAATATTTCTATTAGCATCTATATCATCACACTCTTCATAAGCATAAAAGTTCCAAGAGAATGACTTGTAACCTTCGTCATCCCACAAATGAATTTTATAAGTATTAGGATTTACATATTGTGCGTGGCACGATTTATAACTCATTAAAAGAACTTTTTAAGATCAGGCTTAAAATAATTAATTGACTTCATCACTTTCTTATCATAGCTACGATATACCACATACTTGTCACCAACTCGCTCGTAATGACAATCTGTACCTTGTTCTTGGGAGCGGATTTTGACAGTTTCTTGTGCTTCTGCTTCAGTACTGCAAGCCTTTGATAAATTGGACGCCTGCACTTCCAAATATGCGGGCCAAATTTTATCCTTAAGACCATGAAGGCAAACTCCATTCCCAAGGGATACATAAGTAATGTCGCACAGCGCGTCCAAAATCTCAACGATATCTCCTTTTTCACATGCCTGTTTATATTCCTCAAGTTCTTCCAGAACAAAGTTGTATACAAACTCCCATTCTTTTCTATCAGGTATTGTGGGCACATAGTTATTAGGTTTATTCATTAAAGCGTTAAACTCTTCAACTTCGCTTACAAATGGTACGTAATTGTTGTCTTTCATAAATATTAAATTGTAATATGTCCGTTATTAATTTTGAGCGAATCAAAAAATTCCTTGCGTACTAGGTTATTATTATCCATAAACACACCCGAGGCTTTAGTAGTTACCATAGCAGCTCCTTGGTGGTTAATGCCCCTACAACTTACACAATTGTGTGTAGCAACTATAGTTACAATTACACCTTTGTTATGCTCACAAACTTTATCTACTGCTTGGTGAATTGCTGCTGTAAGTTGTTCTTGGATAGCCCCTCTACGTCCAAAATGTTCTACAATTCGGTTTAGTTTGGATAGCCCAATTACTCTACCTTCATCCCCAGCTACATAACCAATATGTACTACACCGCGGATTGTTTGGTGGTGGTGTGAACATAGTGATGTAAGTTGAATATTACGTTCAATAATAATACCATCGTATCCATCACTTGGGAACGATGTAATTTCGGTAAAATTATTATAACGTCCTTTCCACAAATCATTCACATATGCTTTTGCAACGCGACGAGGTGTTTCCATTGAATTAGGATCGTTTCTCCAATCGCATTTTAATGCATCAAGAAACTGGCCGAATGCTTCGGCTGCTTCTTCAATCATTTTATCTTTTTCTCTATCTGTAAATGGGAAACCAGGTGCAACACCATTAGCATATCCCATTGGTACGCATTCAATATCTTGGTATTGTTTGCGTCGTGTATTTTCTGTTTCTTGCATATAACTTATTTTGATTTAATATAATAACCTTTATTTGGAAATCCAAATTCTAATCAACTTCAACGTGTGTCCCTTTTATTTCTTTTAGATTTCGATACATTCCGTTTTCCCCATCTAAACCATACCCATACAACCAAGCTTCATCTTTAATCATATGCCCAAAAATTAAATTTTCAGGAGTATCAGATGAATAACGCTTAAATAAAGTTACTGGGGTGAGTGACTTAGGGCGTTCAATTGCGAGTTTTTTCATTATATAATTCATAGTGTTGCCTGAATCGTATATGTCGTCTACTATGAATACATCTCTATCGCAGATAGAGATTTCAACTGGTTTTGTAATTTTAAG